AAGTAACCTTTCATACATCACCTTATTAAACTGTACACCATAATCCATATGGCGGACACGAGTGTCCTCAGTTCCCTTGTTGTTCTTCAACACAAGCAAGTCTTCAACTTCCAAATGCCAAAGTGGATAGTATAGTGTAGCCGCACCATTGCGAACACCACCTTGACTACAGCTACGAACAGCAGCCTGAAATAACTTATAAAACGGAATAACACCGGTGTGGCTAGTATCGCCATTACGCACAGGACTTCCCAACGCACGAATGCGGCCTGCTCCGATACCAATACCAGCCTTCTGACTTACGTACTTTACAATTGCTGATGTTGTAGCATTGATAGAATCTAGGCTGTCGTCTGTTTCAATGAGCACACAACTACTAAACTGGCGCTGAGGTGTACGTAATCCAGCCATGATAGGAGTAGGAAGACTGATGTCATGCTTGCTGATGCACTCATAATAATCCTTTACCCAATTGAGACGTGTTGACTTATCATATTTAGAAAACAGAACTGCGGAGACCAATGCATACAGCATCTGTGGAGTTTCCATGATCTGCCCAGTCACTCGATTCTGCACCAGATATTTGCCACGAAGTTGTTCCATAGCAACATATGTCAGTGTCATATCTCGTTCGTGATTGATGAAAGAGTTGATCTTATACCATTCTTCTTCTGAGTAAGATTCTAATAATTCAGCATCATACCAGCCACCAGCAACATTACGCTTAACAAGTTCCAGTATGTGGCAGGGTTGATAATCGCCATATACTTCCTTACGCAAATGATAATTGACCAGTCGACCAGCAACATACTGATAGTTGGGATTTTCTTCACTGATAAGATCAGCAGCAGCTTTGATCATAGTTTCCTGAATATCGCTTGTTTTGATATCATTATAAAATTGAATCTGACTACGAATTTCGACTTCACTCACACTGACATTCTTAAGACCTTCAGTAGCCCAATATACTACCTTGTGCAGTTTCTCAACATCCAGTGCTTCTTTACTTCCATCTCTTTTAATAACCATATTGCGTTGTGCGTTCATCGATGTGCCTCTTTTTTTAATTTTTAATTGGTAAATCATTAGCAGTTACGGTATATTTAGGAGAAGGTAAATCTGCTGTCATAAGAATATTTACTGATCGGCCACTGTGGTAATTAAGCATATATTTCCCACCTTCCAAGGAGACTAAATTAAGTGTTAAGTGATCATTTGGTAAGTGATAATGTTCGATTCTCATGGTGTCTTTATGATTGTATGAACTATAATATAGCGTATAAAACATACCTAATGCAACAGAAATGTCACAAAAGACTCCTTCATTTATCAAAGTCCATGCGTCTGGCCACAATTTTGTATTTTCATAGGTCAAGTACCCACTGGATAAAGGAGCAGTTGCCCATTTGTTGGCAACTGCTTCGATATCATCTGGCCATCGAGTCAATTGATTTCTGAATTCTCTCCACTCGAGAATTTTTTGTTCAGGACGACTATAAAACATTAATATTTTTGATTCTGTTGAATTTCAGTTTCTTTAATTACATCGCCGGGTTTTAATTGTTCTAATCTATAGTTTAATTGAGTCGAACTGTTTACTATCACATGCCTACCTGTCATTAACTCTCTATAAGTCATCTTGAATTTATTTGGTTGGAATTCACTTACATATACTATAACTTCTTCGTCGGCAATCCAATATGTTAATTTTGCTTTAGGAAAGATTTTATACATAACATGTTTCATTATGCCATGCCTTATTGTCACAGTTTGATTCAATCTTTCTGCTTGCTGTACCTGCTTACCCCAAAATTTTAGTTTACCAAATAACCAAATGATACCAGACGACGTTCTAACAAATATATTACAGACTCTAGACACCAAGGTCTTGACATCACTCGAAACTTTCTGAATATCTTCCATTACTGTTCCCATTTACCATGCCGTTTTAACATAATTCTCAGCCATCGACAATGTAAAACTAGAACCTCCCGAAGTGCTAGTATATTGAAGAGTTAAGTAAATATTTGTATCACTTCCTACGAAAGAATTTAGATTAAAAGTAACACCAACATCATCCGTCTCACTGCTTTCGTCGTCTATATTGAATGTATTCCCAGCAGGATTATATGCTATAAACAGTGTTCCAGTTCTGGTAGCAGATCCTCTTTTAATAACATATTGTATATGTTGATTAAACCCGTTATCATTTATTAGATATGTTACACCTGTATTTGCATTTGTTTGAGCAGGATTCAATGTATACAGTTCACCACCCTGTTGTGAAAATAATCCAATTCTGAGATCGATTCCACCAAACCAAGCACTTGTGTTTTGATTTCCACTGACCCACGGAAAAGCAATTGTTTCATTTTCTTGTCTGTCAAATTGATCATTGATACTAGTACACCCAATACTCTGAGTACCAAAATCAATGACAACTGCAACAGCATTTCCTATTCCTAGATAATTGTTAGCAACATCTCTGTAACTATTAAAAGTGCTAGTAATATTTGTGGCAAAGTTAGTATCGATGGCTTTAAAAGCAATCAAATCAAACACACAATTGCTAACGGTCATGGTATTAACCATGCCATCATTCTTATTCATCTGTATTCCGCTGTAGAGATTAATGAAAGAAGTACTATTGATTACAATATTTCTACTATACTCTGTATCCGGCTGTAGTAACCCATAATTGAATTGTTCGATATAGCAATCAATGATATTGATATCGGTTGGGGTAGCCAGCGAAGAACCCAATACATATACTCCACACCATTCATTTCCTGCAGAAGATGGTAAAGACTGTGTGCCCGACATTCTAACTCTTTCAAGTGTTAATCTACTTGAATTCGTTAACCATACACCATCGCCAACTGCATTAAGACCGATGTCCCTAACTAAAATACTGCTTGGTAATGTCGCACCATTGTATCCAATCTGGCTTTCAACTTGTTGCTTACTGTCAGCAGTAATCATGACATAACTAACAACAGCAGGATCTGCTGTCTGTTGAATTACAGTATTATTATTTCCTTCTCCAATTAGTATTGCATCAGTTGGAACTTTGATACCATCACTAACAATATAATTTCCAGCAGGAAAATAGAGTGCTTTTCTAGCAGATGCATTTGCACTTCTACAATACAATTCATAGAGTGCTCTGTTGATAGATTCAGTATCGTCTGTCAAACCATCGCCTTTAGCACCAAAATCTTTAACACTTACAAACTCATCGAGTTTATGCTGTAATGTTCTGACTGTTGAACTACTGCCATAAACATAACTAATTCCATTCCAGTTAACGCCGTCGATGCTACGAAGAATCAAACCTTTATTTCCAACTGCGAGAAATTCTTGATATCCAACAATGCAATCTAATATATCAGCGGTGTTAAGACTACTAAGTGTGAAGTTTCTTTGAGTCTGACTGTAGAAATTTTGTCCATCTAAACTAGTCAATATGGTATCATATTGCCCAACGATAACATAATAGTTAAAAGCATAACTACTATTATAAAGAGTAGGACCATTATATCCTGTGCTAGTATTATATAGAATATTCAGCGATTGGCTAGTTAAAGTTCCCGAATCTAATATGTGCGATCCATAAACACTAGTGTACCCAATACTACCAATAACCCAAAATGTGTTATTTAGATAGTAAACATTCCATAGATGAGAAACTGTTGGGAAATCGAGTTGAGTCCATGTCAGCGAATCATTGCTGTAAACAACTGTTCCATTATTACCAACTGCCACATAACCGTAAAAAGAATTTGAATTATAAGTCCATGTACAATAATTCACTGCATGTAGATCTTCAGATGATGGATTAGTTTGGCTAGTCCAATTTAATCCCGAATTATTACTGACTAAAATAACACCGTTGGTACCTACTGTTACTGCTTGATAAGTACCGCCGTCGAGGTCGACGATCGCAATACTTTCTAAGTCGTTTGTTTCACCAGACACTCTCGAGGTCCATGTTGTTCCATTGGTGCTTGTCAAAATTTTGCCGTGAGAACCAACTGCAATGTAAGTTGTGGTACTCCACAACGCAACTCCATAAAGATTATATGTAGTTCCACTGTTTTGACTGGTCCAAGAATATCCAAGTGGACTTGTTAGAATAGTACCATGTTCTCCAACAACAACATATCTATGAACCACAGTGTTAAAAGTAACGCTATAAAGATCATATGCTACTCCGCTGGTCTGCACGAGCCAGTTTACACCGTCTTCACTGACAATGATGGTCCCGTTGGCGCCAACTGCTACAAACAATCCACCAGCAAATGTAACATCATACAGATTTTGTGTAGTAGGACTTGCAACCATAACGAGAGATACATCTGAAGTCTTATATATGACTCCGCCATCTCCGACAAAAATAGTTATTCCAGATGCTGTAGACTTTGCTGATGCTCTAAAAGTATCTGTATATCCATATCCCCAATTGATACCATCAATACTTATTAATACTATGCTAGTATCGCCCGCTGCAATCCATTGATCATGACTGTATTTTACAGATCTTAGATTATAACTAGTTGGAACACTCTGAATTGTCCAAACTGTTGAATTTGTACTGGTAATAATAGTACCGCTGTCGCCCACTGCGACTAATAAATTATCATTATAACCAATGGATGTTAGTTTAGTAGATATTCCACTTGTTGCACTGGTCCACGCATTGCTATCAACGCTGATAATAATTTCACCGGTGTCACTGACTGCAACATAATTGTTGATTGTGCCGGATGCAAAAGTTATTGAATTTAAGTTGATTAATATTCTATTAGTTGACTTTGTCCAAGTTATCCCGTCACTGCTGTTAATGATAGTTCCATTAGCACCAACAGCAACAAACAAGCCATTACCAAAACAAATGTCATTGAGGTTATCTGTTGTGTTTGCGTAAACAGGGGACCATGTAATACTATCGGTGCTGGTTAAAACTGCGCCACTATTTCCAACTGCAACATATAAACTAATACCATTATAAGCAACTGCATTGAATTTTGTAGTTCTTCCACCAGTGGTAGGACTATATCCGGCATCTTCATTGACATAAGAATATGTCTTAGCAAGATTTAAAACATCACTATATTCAGTTAATATTTCAGTATTGCCTAGTCTCGGGGCACCTTCTGCTGTGGTACCGTTACCAATATAGAGTTTTTGTTGGTCAATACTCCAGCCTAATTCTGCACTTGCTAAACTTGGCAAGTCCTGTTGCAAACCTCTGCGATGCTGGATTCTTGAGATGCTTACTATAGCCATTTATTAATCTCACTTTCATATATTTAGTGAGATAAGATATTAGAATAGTATTCCCAAACCTTATCAAACCACTTGTGTTCGTATTCGGTAAGATCAACTACCCAATGCTGTGGTTCAACATCTTTGCTACACATTAGGATGACACCTTGCTTAATATCAGTGCCATGTACAACATTATGAGCAGCGGCATACGCAGCAGCTTGGAGGAAATAGTCCTGAACCCATTCCGTCTTCTTAGGCTTATTAGTTTGCTTAAAGTCAATAATACTGGGTACGCCATCATAGACGCCAACAAGATCAGTTGTGCCCGCATATAACTCAGGATAATAGAGCCCAACTTCACTTCCCCACCATTCATCGAGCGAAGGACTTAAGTATTCCTCAATGATCCTTGTTGCCATCTTAGCACTGTGTTGATGTACAAGGTTACTCTTATTCTCAATTTCACCGAATGCAAGCCAATGTTCTAAATGGCTATGCATACTTGTTCCTCTGCTAGCTGCTTCAGTTGTAATCGCTTGTGCCTGTGCGTGACCTATTCGATTACGCCATTCGTTAAGTGCTTTCTTTGTTTCTTCTGACTTTGTCTTGTCAAGAATAGTAGTTACACTCGCAATAGCACGACCATCTGGTGTGACGTACTTGCGTCCTTCGCTTGTTTGTTTTCGATTGATCGGGGTGTAATTAAATTGTTCTCGAAATCTTACCAGTTTATCTGCCAATATAAGTTCACCATGTTTGTGCTTTTACGATTTATAGTATAGCCTAGTTTGGTGAAATAGTCAATAACTTTATTCATTTCGATGGTCTGTAATGTACCGATGGCTAATTTCTGCCAGACATTGTAATATACAGAATTATTTGTTATGGGCGATCCGGTTACATTAACCCCATTGACAGAAGTTACCGTAGCATTATTAAGTACAACACTAGTATACCCACCATCTTTAGCAGTCAATATTCTAACATATAGAAGATATATTTCTGTTTCTACAGTTAAATCACTCTGAATCTGTGCTCGTAGGTCGCTTGCTGATAACATGACATTTTATCCGTTTTTATTATTTAACTCTTCTTGCTCACGCTTTTTCTTAACTTCAGCCCAATATTCATCGTCATGCTTTTTGTAAATCGGTGCCCACTTCTCACGCATTGCATCAACATATTGATTACTGTTGGATATACCCATCTGTTTGAAGATTTTTAGCAATTTAATTAATCCTGGATCGGCTTTGGCTTTGACATTATGGATGTCGGCACTTAATCCATTATAAGCATCTCTTGTGCTGTATAGAACTTTATCAATCACACGCTTTGCTTCTTTGCTTAACTTGGGCTTCTCTTTAGCAAAGTATATCTCACGCCAACCTTTAAGGTAATCAGTTGGCTGTCTAGCAGGCCATGGTTTATCAAGCATGGGATCTTTCTGTGCTATGTTAGCAATGAAAGCACTGTTCACTGGAATTGCCTTGCGTGTATCCTGTAATAAAAATGCTGCTTCATCTTCATAAACATAATGCGGTATACCCATCTGTTTTACACGGGTCAATAATAGACGCATCCACTGATTACGTCTCATATCATCATCGGGTTTGAATAGTATATGTACTGCTTTGATTAATTCTTTTGGATCTTTGGGAAGTGAAATAAAGGGTTCATCACTGAACACACGATCTTCCATTTCACTGTAACGACCTTTTAATCCCACTTCACTTGTTTTAAATCCATTACCGCCCCAATAATCAACTGGGCCGCCTTTGTAATTGTAATTAAACCAATCACCATTTAGAACAAATACAACACCATCTTTATGGAAATTGTGTAGTGTATAATCACCAACTTTACTGCGTGTTGTGCTTAGGTAATATTGTTTATTTCCGCGCTGTAATTTACGTTCTGCATCAGTACCAGGGCTTGCTGTAAGCCTAAAACGGCCATCATTCAGAATCTGAGCAGCATTATATAAACGTGTGGAATGATACACGATGGACGATACTGATTCAAATAAGTCAGTTAATAGCATTTAATATTTATTAAGAAGCGGGTTGTGCAACAGGCTGCTGAATATTATTTTGCGCAGCAGTTTGTGCCATTTGATCTACTGTGTCTTCGCCGCCTTCTTGATCGCCAGTCATATCATCATCTGTTTTACCAATGGTAATGGTATCTTGATTAAAATTACCTACCAAGTTTTGCAGATCAGGATTAGCATCATACATTTTTTTAAAGTCATCATATGTCATGCCGTATCCAACATTTCTCATTAAATTAGATACGGCACTTATAGGAACCTGTGATCCTTTGCCAAGTTTAGATTGCAAATGTTGGAGGATGGTCATTAATGTGCCATTTTGTCCCATTACAAAATTAGGAGCAATCTCCAACAGTTTCATATTATGCTCTCTTACCGCGGCCTAACTCTGCTGTTCCGCCAGCAGCAGCATCGCTAGTAGCCATGTCGTCTGCACGAGGAATTTCAACGCCGGAGTCTGTTCCTGCATCGGGAACAGGGGTTTCTGCACCCATCATATCTGCACCTGCATCAGCACCTAAATCTGCACCAGGGGCGGCGCCTGCGCCAATGTCAGCACCGGCTCCTGTAGCCATCGGAGCAGGCGCTTCACCTGCAACAGTACGAGCAGCACCATCCATTCCTTCTCTTGCAGCCTTAACAGCATCAAGCAGAGGAGTCAATGTCTGTGTTGCAGCAGCACCGAAAGCGGAAGCCTGATCAGCGCCAACACGATCGCGAATTGTATCCATCAATGGGGGAAGTTCTTCGTTAACCATAGCACTGATCTTTTCCACCATCTTCTGTATCTCATCTACCATGCCACGAGCAGCAACAATTGCTGAAGCCTGATCAACTTCACCTTCATTTAGTTGAGTACGACCTAATAGTACACCTCGAAGAAGATCTAATGCTTCTTCAACTGATTTTTTCTTTGCCATCTTAGTAGCAGTGGCATACATAACATCCTTACCACGCTTGCCATAACGCTTGTCAAAATCACCTTCAACTTTCTTCATGCTCTTGACATACTTCTCACGCTTCTTAGTCTCACCAGGTGATAGTGTACGTTCTGCAAGCATTTCACGACGCTCGTCTAACCATGTTTCAAGGACCTGACTTACAAGCAATGCTTCCATGTACTGTGGATTACGCTCTGCATGATGTGCAAGACTGCTGTTCTTAATATTTCTAATCTTATTTGAAACCTTATTAAGAGTTGAATGAGCATCTGACTCAGACAAATTTCTTAGATTTAGATTCCATTTATAAACACTTTTAAGTTGTACATTCAAGTCTTGACTTGTAATACGTTTGCCAAATTCATTGACGATCATGATTAAATCCTCGTTTAGTATATTTATTGCAAGCCGACAGATTTCTCTAATTCCGATATCTGTTTATATACGGAATCTAACTCAAAAGTTGTCCTACTGAGCCTATCTTCATATACTTCTTTATTATATTTGTTTGAAATCTTGTGTTCAAACAAATATTTGTCATGTTTTAGTGTAAAAAGTTTACTGTCAGTTTGCTCGACCATTGCAAGTAATCCAAACTTCTTCTTTACATGCAATGCAGCAGCAAGGATTGCCATCCTTACATTTTGGAAACGAGATATTTCTGAACCTAAAGAGTCCGTAAGAGCCCAATAGGTACCTTTAAGATGAATATTAAAGTTATTAACCTTATATCCATTCTTTGTTGTAATTAGAACCACTGAGTTTTTGGTTGCTTTTACTTGGTCTTCAACGAAGGACTGTATCTTGTGCAGTTGTTTGTTTGTAGCCATAGTACAATACTAACATACCCAATAACACAAATCAACAAGTTTAATGAATTACTTTTATTACATATAACGATAAGCCTATCAATGTAGTTAATAATGAGCCAATAATTGTCCAACCGATGCCTAGTAGTTTCTTATATGCCTGATTTTCTTTCTCTGCCAACAAGTCTTTAATCTGTTTTACTAATGTTTCGACGTTGGTGAGACGTGTTTCCATTCTCTCCATGTTATCCTTCATAGCATCATAACGCTGAGCACACAACTCGACATGAGCTTCTAGACTTTCTTTTTCAATATCTGTAGGTATAATAGGTTGTGTGGTCATTGCAATTCCATGCTTAGGATATTATTTATTTTAAAAGGTATAATAAATGTTGCAATTATCACCTGTAGATCTCAAACAACAGGGCGGAACAATAAAATTATTATAATCTATCATTGGTATTAGATCAGTATCGGATATTAATTTTGCAATGGGACTATGTTCGTCTGCAAACAAATCGGGGTGCTCTACTTCAAATGTAAAACTCCATATCTTTGTTTGTCCTGTATATGATTTACCAAATTGGTAATTGTCTAGATAATCAATTTGAAAACTGGGAAAATCAATGATAAAAGGTTGTGTCTTTAGACTGAGCAATTGGATCAATGTATTCCAATTTCTGATTTCAGATCTCGAACCTTTATTTGGTATATCAAATAGTGTATAGCAAGTATATGTAGTCACGACATACTTATACTGCCCAAATTCAAGTCAAAAAGAAAGGGCGAATAAACGCCCTTTCAATTCTAATATTAACTATTATTATGAGTATGCTAGCTTGAAACCAACATCGGTTACAAGTGTTGAACCTGCATCCAACTGTGGGCTGCTGTTACCATAACCACCAGCACCGTTACCACCAGTACGGATGATGCTCTGTACTGTTGCTGCTGAAAGGTTGTCGCCGCCTTCAATTAGTACGCTAACATTACCAGTTGAATTGTTTTCAATCTGATAACCTAGGATAGTTGCATTTGCACTAAGCATCTTGAAAATATCCTGAACTGCGCCATTAACGCCTAGTTCGCCACTTACGTCCTTTTGACCTGCTGTACCAGCAATTCTAATTCCGAAAGCCTTAGGTGTCTTACCGATTAGACTTACGAAAGTACCAATTGTACCAACACTACCATTTGTGCGATAAAAATCTGCCATCTTATTTCTCCAATATTTGCGTGTTTACGCTGTAAATATTTATGTCTGAAGACAAAAAATTACCTAACTGGAGTACCTAAATCAGACAACAAATTTGTCAAAAGTTTCTGTTTTTCTTTCTTAGATAGTCCATCAACAGATTGCTTTACAACATCAAATGTAACTGGTGCTGCTGCCGGTGCTCCGCCCGGCGCTGCTGGTGCTGCTGGTGCTCCACCTGGTGCTGGCTTAGTTCTTTTAGGTACTGGCGCTGCTGGTGCTGCTGGTGCTCCACCTGGTGCTGGCTTAGTTCTTTTAGGTACTGGCGCTGCTGGTGCTGCTGGTGCTGCTGGTGCTCCACCTGGTGCTGGCTTAGTTCTTTTAGGTACTGGCGCTGCTGGTGCTGCTGGTGCTCCACCTGGTGCTCCACCTTGTGCTGGTGCTGCTGGTGCCGATCCTGCCGGTACTCTAACTCTAGGTTTAGGAGCGCCCGGTGCAGGTGCTGCTGGTGCAGGTGCTGCTGGTGCTCCGCCTGGTGCTGCTGGTGCTCCGCCTGGTGCTGTCTTAGTTCTTTTAGGTACCGGTGCTGCTGGCGCAGGTGCTCCGCCTTTTGCTGCTGCTCTGCTATTACGCTTACGAATAGCATTGGGTGTATTGCTAGTTTGGCCTGCTACTTTTCCGCCTGTCTTTTTATTCGCAGTAGCAACTATATTCCCTGGAGTCATCCCAAGTTCTGCTGCTTTGCGCTTAATATAATCTTCTTTTCCGCTTTTATAAGCAGCCTTAATATCGTCCCAAAAGCCTTCATCTAAAGACTGTTCATTTAAAATTATATCACTGATCTTCATTACGAATCCTTCTGAGACCTCTAATAAATTTGTTAGGATCTTTATTTCTAATACTATTTATTAGTCTACGTTCTAACTCAGAAGCATCGTCGCCATCGTAGGATTCGTTTATCATTCTAAGTAAATTAATTGCTGAGTTAATGATATGAGTTGCCCTGCTCTCAATCACAAAATCTTTATCGTGATGTGGGACAATGTTACTAATTTCATCTAATATACTACGAGTAGTTTTGCGCAAAATCAATCCTCAAAATTATTTATTGAAAAACATGTCATATAGAAATTAACTCGTAGTTTTGATTTGCGATAACATCTGCTTTAATTTACTGCTTTCGACATTAGCAGTAATCTTAGGTTCTTGTCTTTCTGCTGGTCTTACCACTGGATTAGAACGTATCTGTTCCATAATACTGCTGGGCCTCTTAGAAATGCCGCTATCCTCTTCAGTAGCATCCATGATTCGCAATGTATCAACATCAAATTGAAGTTCGACTTTTTGTCCGACACCACTACTACTGCGTGTCTTCATACACTGTAATTGATATCTACCATGCTCGCGCATTGCACGACTCGTAAAGATACCAAACAGGTTATCTGCTGTATTAATCTTACTGATACCGCCACTGATATGACTGTGATCAAATTCGATCTCTTCAACTGCACTGCGATTCAACTGACTGGCTGTCACTAACAACATCTGTAATTCTTTAGCAAGATTGCGAACTTCTTCTGCAACATACTTGTCCTTGACGAACAGATCGCTGGGACTTACTTTAGCACTAACTGGCATCAGTAGATCCATATAATCTAACATAACAAAGTCTAATTTCTTACCAGTCTTAATCTGTAGTTCTTTAAGATAAGCACGAATATCATTTACGTTGCTCTGTGCAGGCATATACTTGATCTGTAAGTTTCCTGCTTTCTTCCCGACCATACGAATCTTCATGTCCACAGTATCGATTTCTTTGAAGATATCCTTGCTGCTAATGTTTGCAAGCATACTATCGATGCGCATACTAGTCAGTTCTTCGCTGAGTTCTAGTGTTATATAAACACCGTTAAGTCCTAATAGCATCCAATTCACAGCAATGTTCTGCATAAACAAACTCTTACCACTGCCGGATCCGCCAGCAAAGATATTAAGTTCACCTCTGTTAAATCCGCCATATAACAGTTTATCCAGCGTAGTCCAACCAGTACTGACCTGTCCGTTATTATCTTTAATCTTCATAAGACGTGCCCTGGGATCAGCAAAATAATCCGTTCCCATGTCTTTGGTAAGACTAATCTGCACTGCGTCTTTAATCAATTTCTCAACTGGATCATACTCACCTTTTTCTAGCAAGTCTGCTGCTTTTAGAATTGCACGTTCGAGTTCTTTCTGTCTGGTAAAGCCTTCGAACTCATCAAGGAACCAATTATAGTGATCTTCATTGAGTCCAGGAGCTGGTTGCAGATCACTCTTACATACTGCATTGATCTGCTCGAACGTAGGCATTGTATTATGCTTTTCGCAATGCGATTTAATAAAGTCTGCAGGCGCTTTCAAACTACGATCAAAGTTTTCTACATTATAGATGTTTTGAACTCTGACAAAACTCTGAGGATCTTGCATCATCATCTCGAGAAATAACTTCTGGATGCCTGTATCGTACGATGTTGTCATGCTCTTATTATACACTTATCTTGCATTTAATGTCATTATATATTACTATATTTTTATGACTTATAAGTACCACATGCTAAGAACAGTCGAGCCTGCAATCGATCCCGCTAATAAAATTAGTTTTCTACTAGATTGGGAGATTACACTACGCTGTAATTTGGATTGTAGTTATTGCGGTCCAGAATGGCATGATAATAAATTAAGACACCCCCCACTCGAAGAATGTTTAAAAACTATAGACTTTATGTTTGAGTATGTCAACATCTATATGCAGAACAAACCAAAATGGGCAAGAGAAGTAATTCTAAATGTCTATGGGGGAGAAAGTATATTCCACCCTGACATTATAAATGTATACGAAGCAATCAGAGAAAAATATGAAAAGTTTAAAGATGATTGGGTACTAACTATACAAACCACTACCAACTTGGTTGCTGGTAAAACACTTATTAATAAGTTAAAAGATCTAATAGATTATTGGACAGTGAGTTATCACAGCGAAGCAAGTCCAAAACAAAAATCACAAGTCAGACAAAACATCCTTACACTCATTTCAAACAAGAAAAGAGTTAAAGTCATTGTATTGATGAATCCTACTAGGTTTGATGATTCTATCCAAATGATCGATTTCTGTAAAGAAAATAATATTGAATTCTTGCCAAGACAATTAGACAGGGTCAATGACACTCACATGTATTCTCCCCAACAGATAAATTGGTTCAATGACTTATATAATAAAAAATCCTTTAATACTGAAGAAATTAAAATTAATAGCAATCACGATGTTAATTTAACTAATGTTGGTAGGGCATGTTGCGGCGGACGACAAATATGCACAGATGGTAATTTTAAGGAACGTAACTTTTTTATCAAAAATAACTTTACCAACTGGAGTTGTAGTGTTAATTGGTTCTTCCTCTATATCAGACAGACTTCCAGAGAAGTTTTTCATAACAAAGACTGTCGAATGAAGTTTGATGGAACAGTTGGTCCAATTGGCACAGTAGATCAGGCAGATTTAATTTTAGAGAATCTAAGAGATATGATGGGAAAAGATATGCCTGTTATTACCTGTGCTAAGAAATCTTGCTTCTGTGGACTATGTGCTCCAAAAGCAGACAACAGAGATTCATTTGATAAAATCTTTAAGAAGTATGTTAGTTATCAAGCCAACGCTTCATCATGAGTTGAATTTTAAGATTGTTAGTTTCAACACTGTTTAGAACACTACGCATTGTAAACAGTTGACCATATTTTTGTACAGCGTCCGAGCAATCTTTAATGTTTGGACCCCAATCTGGAAATGCAACATTCCATCCATATTCCATTGCATGTCGAACTAATTCCATGCCTGCTTTATCACGATCTGGAACAACAATAACCTCACGATTCAGGCTATCAACGATATGTGCTTGCGATTCGTTGCATTCGTTCGTTAAGATTGATAGCCCATCTACTGCGATCGCATCGAGTACACCTTCGACTACTAAGCAAAACTTAGCATCCTGCTGCTGCCTATCATAATTGAATACAAAATGTGGAGGATGTTCTGTGTAGTATTTTCGTTTAGTTGGTACAATGCTGCGCCCGCTATATCCCATGGGTTGCCCTAACCATGCAAATGGAACTAATACACGGTTATATACATGTGTTGTCTTATCATTGTGCCACTTGAAGTATTCTATCTTATCTCCAAGTCCTCTCGAATCAACATAATCAAGAATAAGCATTGCTTGATCTAAATCTTCCTGGCTAATATCCTGCATGATAAACCAATCTAATAGATCATGCCCCGGACAGATTTCCTTACATTCAAATTTTGGAAGTTCTCGGATTACTTCCTTCTTGACATCCATGCTGTTATCAAGTTGTCCCAATGCAAATAAACTGAGACGACGAATTTCATCTTCACCTACACCCATCCAGGCCAATAGTTTACGCATCTTAAGAGTGATGCGACGCCCGGGTTGCCAGTTGGCAGTAAACCCGCAGTTAAAACAATGGTAACTGATCCCACTTTCTTGCGTGGGTAGCAGACCCCCACGTCCACGCTGGTCGGTATTCTGCCCATTATGGTGACAACAGACAGCATTGGCACTGATCCAGCCAGTGGCAGTGCTTTTAGTCTTACGACCTCTAGTCCATGCTGATAGTATTTCCTGCTGGATGAACATACTTTATTATAACAGATTAATTATGGTCTGTAAAGTATCTTGTCTAATGAACCGCTAGTAGTATGAACTCTAAAGCGTACTAGCCCAATCTTACCAACAAAAGTGCTAAACTGGCATCCAGTAAGTTCATCAAAAGCCTGAGTGTCGATATCAAACCAATCATCTGGATATGCAGTTATAGTAGCACTAAGGCTACCTTGAATTTTTACTGTTCCAGTAAATCCTGATCCATAATACTGTACAGTCTGCAGAATACTACGAGATTTAACTCGATCTAATACATTGATAGCATCGGATATTATAGTACTTTGATCAGATCGATATCCATTGGAATTGGGGTTGTTATTATAGAATGGACCAAGTGTTGGTTTTATGCTTGGTCGAAATGTTGGATACACACCATCCACTACTCTTGCTTGTCCCTGAGCATTATAATTGTCATCACTATAAATGATTCTGGCTTCGCCTTCGCCACTGTTTAATTGTAGACTGTAGTTGTAGATTCCTGCAGGTAAATCATTTAGATCCATTTGATCCAATGTTATATAAGCAGATCCTTTATTAACATATGCTGTTACCAAACGTGTAAAAATCAATTCGCTAGTTGCACTATCAATTAAATTAAAGATGATCGTTGTATCTAATAGGTTTTGAAGTTTTTGATCTTGATTCTTGATCAATAACTTAATCTTATTATCGATACCTTTGTAAATCTGTAAGGGCTTTGCATACACTAGCATATTCTCCCGATTAGGCAGTGCGTCCAGAATAATTACCACATCCATGGTTTGGTTATATAAATATCCTGAGATTGATTGCACTTTAAACCCCGTCTCTTAGAATATTTATGTCATTGAGTTTGGAACAATTGTTAGAAAATTATCCCTTTATTAGCTTCATCAAGTACACACATAGCGACTATGTAGGAGTTATTCAAAATCATGATGGCGATATTGTCAGCATGTATGCATTCAATAAATTAAAGACAGAAGAACACAAACGAAGATTTCTGGAACAAGCCGATATCTGGTGGTGGGAATCTAATAGACTCATACCCATTAATATCTTTATGAAACATACATGGAGCGAATTTAGATATAGTCTAGTTACTCTTAATGTTAAAGATATCAAAGAACAGCAAGGGCATTTTGTAAGTTTGGCAAATCTAGCAAATAAAAGAACTAAGCGTAGAGTAGTACAGTTAGTTCGTAAATTAAACTAATAAATTCATGTGAACTGCTACTAACTGTGCATAAGACACAGCATGGCTTTTCTTAAAGAAATAACTATCATCCAATGGCTTATCCCAAATTGTCTTAGCAACTTCTTTCCACGTTAATCCTATGAGATGGCGCTTTGCAGGCCTAATAATAGAAAGAAACATAGCCATGCGAGGTATGGAAGTAATAGGATCAGGCATACGATGGATAAGATCATAATGGTTGCCAATATGAATAAGTTTCTCCACAAAGGTCTTATCATTTAATAAATCCCAATTTGGTTCCTGTGCAATCAAACTATTTAAATGAGATTCATTCCTAATCATACTGTATACATGCACATTCAACAGATCAAGTTTAATATAACCAATGTCCTCAGCAGACTGATAATCAATGTTACTCAGGCCAGTTAATGGATCTGAAGGTATAGGATTAACATATACTCCTGTATTATGTTTGGTCCATTCACCATTGCGATGTATACTAGCAGGCGTATGCTTTATTACTTTAAGCACTGCTTCTCTATCAGCAAAATCAATATCAATATCTGCTGCAAATTTCACTGTGAATCTTTCTGCATTAGATCAAATACGTCAACAGCATATTGAAATTCATATTTTTCTTCACCTAATCCTGGCGCCCATGATATCATACGAAATCTATAATGAATGCGACGTAACCAATACCATTTATTGTCTATACGCTTTGGTCTCCATAAAAATTCAGTTTGCCATATTCCCCATTTCCTGTTAGGGGGTGCTGCATCAATTCCACCGTAATTCATAATCCAGCCTCATTGAGGATATACTTTGCCATCTCTGCATCAGCAGGATAATCCTTTAACTTCTTCTGCCAAATGTCAGAGTTTATATATGGCCAAATTAATTTAATCTGCTCTTCGTTTAGATTTGAGAGAGCAATATTACCAGAATCACAACAAAACAAACACCAAGCACTAATACGGCCGTTTCTAATGTCTGTCACCAAACGATTAGATGATACACATTTGAAATAATCACTAAACAGAGTACCATTTATTTCGGCCCACTCCTGCATATGCTCGATTCCTCTTGCAAGTGCATCCTCGGCTGCTTCAGTTGTTAGTAACTGCAACAGATATACATCATATATTTTTTCACGACACCAATGATCAAGTTTGATGTTATTCTTGATTACATAGTCAATGAAGCGAGTAGCATTGATAGCACGTATGCTGTGACAATATCTCCCAAACTTAACAAATGCTGCATAGAACTGACTTTTACAAAAGTCATCATATGTCTTTAACTTGGCACTGCCCTGAGTAAGTTCATAGAATCTAATCCATGCCTGATAAGCAAGACTAACACCAACTTCAGTGCGCTGTTGAGCACGACGTTTTGGTTCACATTGATGTGCAGCAAGTGTGCTTTCTTTGATAAAGCCTTTGTTACAATACTGACAGACGTGGTCTCCTGGCTTTGCATTTGCCACGGCTTCTGCTATAAAATTTGCCATATCCGATTTCATGTCAGTTAGATTTTTTCACTGTTGAACGCCATTCTTTAGAACAGTTTAGACAAGTTGTTATCACGCCATCTGCGACAGATTCTTTGCTCCAAGATTCTTCCACCTTATTAAAGTATTCCACAGACTTTTCTAGTCCATGTGTGATGGCATTGTTTTCAATATCACCCACTACTGTATTGAAATTAGTGTACCAACCTTTATATTCTTTTGGAAAGAATCCGATAAAACAGCAGGGATATATTTCCCCATTTGCAGCGACGTATAAAGACTTTTCTTTCTTAACAAAACAATCAATGTTTTTATTGTTAGCAAGCCACTTGCTTTCAAGCATAGGAACCAATCCATCGTCCTTAATCTTAGGTGGTTTACTTTCAAACAATTTTGGTCTGATAAGTTGAGGAGATTGATCTGACCCTGCTCCTTCAGATGGCAAAATCCAATAACCGTCGGTTTCATTCGTAAATGCAAACCCCCTGTTTCTACCATCATCTGTTTCTAAAAATGCAGCAAACCCAATTTCCTTACTTCTACGCTGTGCTTCTTCGAATTGATGTTCGTTATGTTTAAACTTTATCATCCGCCACTGAGCATTTCCGCCGCCTGCAATGAATGCTTTAGCATTTGCCATTGCTTTTTGATATGGAACATTTATTCTATATATTTGATTAGTGTCTTCGAGACCATCGATACAAAATTGAACAACTAATTGATTTTTACTAAACTTTGTAGCAAATTCAGTCCACCATTCTTCGGACCGTATCCCACCATTAGTGGATATCTGAATTTTCATTCTTGGCCACCGATTGAAACAATATTCAGTTATCTCAACCACATCTTTGGCAATTATAGGATCACCGAAGTTGCCATTGAAATAAAATCTATTTGGATTACAAGTGGCATTGTCAAAGATCTTAGCCCAATCTTCGATGGATAATTCGCACTTGGGAAAATCTGTTCTTGTTTTGAATCCATAATCATTTCTAGCACACAGAGGACAAGCAGCCTGACATAATGTGCTCAATTCAGCATGTATCCAAGTTATATCCTCTAATCGAATCATAGTGTTGTTTCGGTCCAACTGTAAGTTTTAGGTTGCCCATTTTGTTCTTTAGCCAACTCATGTAGTACTCTTGCTTGTACTAATGCATCCTGCACAGTAGCATTACCATCTTTAAATATCGGTCCCCATTGTCTCCACCAATTTAACAATTCTTGAAATTCATAACTGATATTGATCATAAGTTCCTGACCGCCATATGTGTCTGAGATACTAGTTGTTAAAACACTTGGATCGTTGGTATAAAAGTTCCTAACTGTCATTTGCTCACTGCCTCTTTAATCTTTTTGTCGTCCCACCCTAAATCTTTAAGGTATTCACTGAATTCTTTGTCGCTCATTAGATCACTTAGGTCTTCTGCTTCTTTGATTTTCATCGCAGGATACAGATTAGCAATTATTTGTGCTCTCTTATTCTTAGCAGATTTATTTTTAAATGCAATAAATTCATGTCGCTGTATTCCCATCCCTGGACTGATACAACTAATTGCCAACCATTGTAACTTGGGATGTTTATTTAGATCCCACAGATGTTTGTTAGCCTGTTGATTCGCACTAAGCAAATAATACTTGGCGATATCGCCATCTTGATTAATGCTACTTGCCCACCGTAATGCCACATAGGAACTATACTCTTTCAACTGTTCTGTATCGAGATCTTCATAAAAATCTCGATTCTTCTTGTCGATCGAGTTCAAAAGATATGTCAAGTCTAATGCACGTTCTTTTTTAGCCATGTTTTATTTTACTATACAATCTTAGAAATGTCAATGCATTCGCTTGCACGGCTGATATCTTTAACAAAGTAAGCACAGACTGGATTTGGTCCACTACTAATAGGTACACACAGTAATTGCCCATTTCTTAATTTTGGAAAGAACCATTTTACATCTTGATATACATCTGTAATTTCGATTGGAAAGAATTCTGCTCTGAAACTCTTAAGTGGATTGAAAGTAAATGCTTCGAATCCTCTGTCATTTAGTTTAGTAAGAGGCAATGCTTCCAAATCACCAATCTCAGCCTCACCGATTAGTATTCGCCAATTGTATGGCATCTTGATCGTGTGAGGTCCAATCTTTAAGACTAATGCAGGATCATTGAATGATTCTAGAAATATCAACGGTAAGAAGAAGTAGTCAGGGTCTGCTGGGTTTGAATTATCAAGTACACAAAATCTTAAGTCAGTTACTTCGTCGGGCAACTGTGTCATTTCAAATACTGTATTATCAACTGTTAGTATGCGCATTAAAATTCCTTGGTTTACTTATAACTTATTTTATCTATAGTGAATGGATAATTCGCTTCCTTATAGAATTGTTTTCTCTTAGTAAGGTGACGTTTGGCGAATTTACAATTACCAGTCACATCCCAGATCTGAACATGGTCTTTATCTTGTGCCTTGCGAATACCACGACCGATAGACTGTATGACACGAACAAAAGACTTGCCAGGCTCAATGAGTACAAGATTAAAGATACGAGGAATATTGATCCCCACAGCAGCAACGCCGTAGGTAGCAATAATAGTTCTGTCCATTGTTTCGGCGATCTCATCATAATGTCCTTTGCGATCTGCGGTCTTCATATCGCCGGAGATAAAGATACTGTTTGAGATCCTAGCAGCAAGTTCTTCCCCTGCACTAATGCGATCCACTAGTATCAATGTATTACCAGTTTTAATAATCTCACTTGTTAATTTTGCAATGTAATCTAATCTTTCAGGATTAGTAGTTAGATATTTTAGTTCTTTTTGATAATCTGTAAACTCACTATGCTCTTCAGTTTGAATAATGTTCACGTGACAGTTTGCCAACACCCCTCGGTCTTGCAATTCACTGGCACTGAGTTTATTGATTACCTCACCTAGTGCAATCTTAAGTGCAACAAAAGCAAAGTCTTCCTTAGGTATAGTTCCAGTCAATCCCCAGCGAATTGGAACACGAGCAAGGTAATCCGTGAGAATATCTTTAAGTACTTCTGCTTTAGCCATATGTACCTCGTCAACAATGACAGCAACAACATTGTCGATGAAGTCCGCTGCCAATTCCTTATCACCTTTAAGGATATTGTTTAGGCTTTGCCAAGTGCAGATAGTATGAGTCTTGCCTAGTTCCTTCTTGTCCCCAAAATATACACCAACATCCAATCCCATGTTGATATAGTCTTCTTCTGTTTGGGTAACAAGGCTTTTATTAGGAACGATTACCAATGTACGACCATACTCTTGGCATTTGTAACTAAGCGCGGCGGTCATGATTGTCTTACCTGCACCTGTAGCCACCTCCTGTAGGCACTGTGGATTAGCAAGGAAATTATTGATGATATCGACTTGATAGTCACGCAGCATTATAGGTTGCCCAGCAGCAGGATGACCTTTTGGCCAGCATACATTACTAAAACTATCTTCGGTTGTTTCAACAAAATTAAATTGAATAGCAGGAGGTCTCTTATCGTCAAGGTCAATTACATAATTACGTTCGGTCAACCACTCGATAATATCGGGCAATAGATTAACATAAGTGCTACCACTTAATTGGAAGTAAGCAACTTTGCCGTCCCATCTTCCTAAACGCACAGCAGGAAGATGACGAGCATATGGCAGTTCGAATTTAAACTTTGCTACAAGTCTGCGCCGTGCATCAACTTCTAATCCCTCAATCTTGCAGTTAACTTCGTCCGAAATAACTATTTTACAACTTGGCATTTAGTTAATATACATCCTTTTTTTGTTAGAATCAAAAAGAAAAGGTAGCAGACATTGCCTGCTACCTTTAATTGTCAGGTAAGAAGAAAGTTTAATCTAACAGTGTTGCTTCTACAATTTTTCTGAGATCGTCCTTACAAGAAGTAAGTTTAAAATCGTCATATGTATCGCTCTTAATAATATGAACCACAATATCACTTGCTGATGCAGGCTTGCCAGTGATCTTATCCTCGCATTCAATTGCTTGATTTTTCATAAGCCAACCTACTGCGTGATACATGCCAATAGCGTACCCGCCCTTGGATCCCTGACTAAATCCAATTCTAAATTGGAAAATAGTATTAGCAATAAAAAGCAAAAATAGTAGACCAATCGCCCAATAATCCAAGTACATGATTATCTCCCTATTATTTACGTTGAAGTGCAGCACAAAGGTCTTCTACCCACTTAGTATTCCGTGCTTCGACAACCTGTTCGAGTCTGTCTAGACGTTCTAGTTCTTGAACCACTGCATCAGGTTTTTCTTTATTTGAATAATAGTAAGGTTGCATGTGCTGTATCTTCAGTCTAAAGCCATACTGCCATTTCTTAAAGTCATCTTCACTGTTCATCTGTTTTATCCTTTTTGATAAACTTACCACATGTCTGGCACAGTGCGCCAACGTAAGTTTCAGTTTCGACCATTAGTTTTGCGAAAGGCAAAGGCAACTCCCAAGCATACTCTGCTTGTCGCTTTAGAGCTTTGCTGGGACCTTTGTAGTCATAACAGGTAGTCCAATCACATGGACGATACCACTTGCCTACACGGTCACAAAATTCAAAGTCTTTCACGCCGCCTCCCTATAGATCTCAAGCTCATCATAGTCCCGCACAAGGTCAACAACTTGAAACAAAGTGTTGTTGACCCAGTAGCCCACTTCCCACACACGAAGTTCAGTGTTATACCGACGCACCATTTTTAGTCTCCCTTAAAAAGCGTTCTTCATCAGCGTAACCTCAGCGGTACGCTTCCAGTTCATTGGCATGGTCTTACGCAGATCAGCAAGTTTAACAGCGCAACGCAAGCTCATCTCACGCAGTCGACCTTGGCACTCCTCCATGAAGTTCAAGATCTCTTGCTCTTCACCATTCTGGAAGTTATAACCCTTAAACAGTTCTCCGCTACGAGCAATCTGTTTGATACGCAACATCTTATCACGCATAGTGTTCATGCTAAGGTCAATGTAGTGGCTACGTGACTCAAGCGCACTGAGATGGTCACGCAACTTAGCACTGCGAACATTCTCAAACTTAATGTTAGTAATAAAGATGCAAGCACCTTTGAAGTCAAACTTGTTGGGGATGCCCTCACGCTGAAGCAACTTACTGTCACTGTTCCAGTGGATGGTGCGCTTCTTATTAGTGTCCAGCGCAGCCTTGAGGATGTTGAGACTAAGTTCGTCCATCAAAATGCTATCGCAATCGTCAAACACAAGCACATCGCCTTCCTTGCTATACTCGTAGAGCTTAGCATAAAGACCCAGCGCAGTAGTAGCACCTTTGACCACTTCGAAACGGATGTCGCCACCGATCATGTTAAAGAGGTTGGCTTCTTCGAGTTTCTTGACAACATTAAAACTCTTGCCAACACCTGGGGGACCAACAACGATCATTGAACGCACAACACCATCGACAACTGCCTGTGTCATCGAATCCATAATGTCAAAGCGTTCTCCAATACGCTCCATAACTGCCTCGTCGCTTTCCTCTACCTTAGCAGCAACAATTGGAGTAGAAACTTCACCGTCAATCTCATATTCTGTAGGGTCCACTGTAATGCGGATTCGATCACGACCCAATGCTGTGCCGTCTACTGTCACGTAACCTCCCTTAGCACCTTCTTGATAGTCCTTAACCAGCGGGAAGGACATGTTAACGATGGGAGCATTGCGATACGTTCCCGACTTAATAAGCACATTAGCCATTTTGTACCTCGTTAGTTTGGATTACAATTATATAATAGCACC